CAAGTTGGTGACAACTGGCGCGAATGGCTAAGCAAAAACCCTGACATCGACATTCTGCCGGTACTGGACGAGACAGACCCAAACCCTACGGACGCGGCACCTACCGCCGCCAATTAGCAGAAGTGTTAGTCGCGGTCGGTTGGTGGCCCAGCGACATTGTGTTTGACTCAAAAGACTTGGCAACGGTCATTAAAGTGCTTAACGAGGCAAATAAAAAACGGAGATGACGTGAACCAAGTGTCAACAAAGATTGAGGTCGTCGGGCTTAAAGAAGCCTTAAAAAGCATCAACAAGATTGACAAATCTTTGCGCCGTGAAATCACCAAGGATTACAAGAAAATCGTCCAGCCAGTTATTGACGACGCCAACAAGCTTGTGCCGTCTCGTGTGCCGTTGTCTGGTATGGCGCGCAACTGGAGCACTCAATCAGGGTTCAAGATGTTGCCGTGGATACCAGGCATGAAACAAAAAATAGCTGCCAAAATCAACACCCGAAACATCAAAGAATACGGTGGGAACAAGTCAAATGTCGGCACGTTTCTCATCCAATGGCAAGGCGCTACTGGCACCATGTTTGACACGTCTATGGAAGGCGCATTAGGGCGCGAATTAAGTGAACGCTACGGTGATCGTTCGCGAGTAATGTGGAAGGCGTACGAGCAACGCGAAAACGATGTCATGTCCGAGATGGAGCAGTTGGTGAAGCGCGTCATGAGCGAAGCGAATAGAGAGACCGCGTAATGGCAATCAATATCCCGATCATCAGCGAGTTTGACGGCACAGGGGTAAAGAAGGCTGTCAAGCAATTCCAGCAACTTGAAACAGTTGGAGAAAAGGCACAGTTTGCGATTAAGAAAGCGGCGATTCCTGCAGCTGCCGCGCTCGGCGGTTTGGCTATCGCGCTTGGTGATGCGACCAAAGCAGCGATGGAAGATCAGCAAGAACAGGCCGCGTTAGCACTTACTTTGCAAAATGTGACTGGCGCTGGCGCCGCACAGACTGCACAAGTAGAGAAGCAGATCAGCGCGATGAGTCGAGCGTCTGGCGTTGCTGACACCGAGTATCGCAAAGCCTTAGAAGCTCTTGTGCGCGGTACCAAAGATGTTGGCATTGCCATGAACGACATGAACCTTGTCATGGACATCAGCACGGCCACCGGCATGGATTCTGCCAGCGTCGCTGACGCGCTTGCCAAGGCATACCAGGGCAATTTTAAGGCGCTCCGATCATTGAGCCCAGAGATGTCAACCATGATTAAAGAAGGCGCAAGCCTCAACGAAGTCATGGACGTGCTCGGTGGAACGTTTGGTGGCGCGACTGCCAAAAGCGCTGAAACCGCTGCAGGCAAAATGAAGATTTTTAAGAACTCAATTGGCGAAACCAAAGAGTCAATCGGTGCCGCGCTATTGCCTGTGCTTGAAGCGGTGCTACCCGTGCTCAACAAGTTTGCTGCATGGGCTCAAGACAACCCCAAAGCATTCTTAGCCATTGCCGCGGCCATCGGTGCGGTCGCAGCTGCCATTGTGGTCACCAACATTGCTATGGCACTTAACCCGTTTGCTTTGATCGCTGCCGGCATCGCATTGCTTGTCGTTGGTCTTGTTGCTGCTTACAACAAGTTTGAGTGGTTTCGTGACGGCATTAACGCAATCGTCAATACCATCACAGGATTCTTTACAGGCATGGTAAACGCCGCCATTGGCGCAGTAAACGCAATTATTAGCGCCTACAACGCCATTCCTTTGCTACCAGACATTCCAAAAGCACCAACTGTTTCTGTGCCAAAATTAGGTGGCACCGTCACTACGCCAGCACCTGGTCGCGCCAGCATTCCTCGAATGGCTGACGGTGGCATCGTGACCTCTCCTACCCTTGCTCTGATCGGTGAAGCAGGCCCAGAAGCCGTAGTGCCATTAGATCGCATGGCTACAGGCGGCGGCGTGACCATCAACGTGACTGGCGGACTATCTACAAGTGCCGAGATCGGTGAATCTGTTGTCAATGCGTTGCGCGCCTACTCACGGAGTGCAGGGCCGTTGGCTCTGAACATTGCCTAATGCCTGGCGTCGCCGTCGTTGATTCAGGCAATTATGACCTGCAAATAGAAACAGGCTTTATTGTCAACTCGTTCACGCTTGACAACGTGACATCAGGCGTTCTTGACAACACGTTCTTTGTGCTTGACGGCAACACCGAATACGCCAACGTCATGGCAGATTGCACACAAGTTAGCGTCAGGCGCGGTCGTCGAGACATTGGCGATCAGTTCAGCGCTGGCACAATGACATTCACCATCCAAGACGTGGACGGTATTTTTAACCCGTTTGATGACAACAGCCCGTATTACGACACACCGCAATCTAAGCCAGGTCTTGCACCGATGCGAAAAGTGCAACTCATCCGCTACGACCTAAGCAACAACGCTCAATACTTGTTTTCAGGTTATGTCGTGAACTATGACTACAACTTCGCGCTTGGCGGTTTGGACACCGTAACCGTGTATTGCGCTGACCAGTTCTATCTGCTGTCACAGACCTACATGAACGAATACAACGTCAGCGCTCAAACATCAGGTCAACGAATTACAAGCGTTTTGAACTTGCCAGAAGTTGCGTATCCTGCATCCCCTCGAAGCATTGCCACCGGCACGGTCAACCTTGGCCACGATTCTGCTTACACCGTGCCAGCACAAACAAACGTGCTGCAATACATTACCCAAATCAACGAGACAGCCGAGTTCGGTCGAATATTTATGTCACGTTCTGGGACGATTACATTCCAAAACCGCATTGGCACGACTCTTAGCGCGTCGGTAGCCGACTTCCATGACGATGGCACTCAAATTAAGTACGACGGTCTTGGCATCTCATTTGAGGCGAACGAGGTTGTCAACCGATCTGTGCTGACTGCTTTGGATGGCAAAACAGCGACGGCAACTAACGCTGGGTCAATAGCAGAATACTTTACGCAAACGAGCGCGATCACAAACAGCCTGTTACATCTGCAAACAGAAATAGACACCGCAGCTGCCTACCTGCTCCATCCGCAACCCGAGCCACGATTTACATCGGTGGAAACTAAGTTCCTGATGTTGACCGACGCGCAAAAGGACACGCTTGCCACGGTAGAAATCGGCGACACTATTTCAATAGAAAAGACGTTCCCGAGCGGTGCCGGCACAACCCAATTGGCACAAGACCTGAGCGTGGAAGGCATTGAGCATTATTTGGACTATTCCACAGGCCACCGTGTGCTGTACTCGACCTCCCCGACCGTTATTGTTTATGAGCTGATCTTGGACAATCTCACGTATGGCACACTTGACCAGTTCAATGTTTTAGGATAGGAGACACTATGGCTAACCCATTTCCTTTTGTAGCAGGCGAAGTACTTACCGCTGCCGACATGAACGGCATCGGCGAATTTACTGCTTATACGCCAATCCTTACGGCGACAACAACTAATCCAACTTTGGGAACAGGTGCAATATCATCAGGTGGTTATTGGCGTGTAAACAATTTAGTCATTTATCGCTTTGCGGTAATTTTTGGTTCATCTGGAGTTGCGGCTGGAGTTGGCAATTATCAGATTTCGTTACCGGTGACTGCTGCGCTTTTTGGAAATTATTATATGCAAGTTGGCGGCGGCACATCATTTTTTGATTCAAGTACAAACACGCCATTCTTTGCTAACACATGGATTGAAACCTCAACCAAATTGTCAATTCTTTATCAAACTGGCTTTAATGGCGCACTCAACAATGTCACGGCAACAACGCCAGTAATCCCATCAACTTTAGACAGCATTTCTGGTTATGTTATTTACGGAGCGGCATAATGAACTACCAAGATTTCGTAGGAATAAACGAAAACACAGACGAAGTACCTGCAGATTATTTGTTTGAGCGTATCCGTAACTGGCGCAACGCTGAACTAATTGCTTGCGACTGGACACAAATAGGAGACAGCACAGCCGATCAAGCAGCTTGGGCTACGTACCGTCAAAAGTTGCGCGACCTACCAGCAAGCAACGCAGACCCAAAGAAGATTAAGTTCCCGATACGCCCTGCATGAAATGGCGTTACCTCATCGGCTACGGCGCGCTAATAGCGGTTGTCTTGTGGGGTTGCGCTGGCTGTTCTGATCGTGAGCGCGTGAACTGCATTCGACCAGACAACTCGGCTGTGACAATGACATCAGACATTCAGATCGGCGGCGGTCGCTGTGGCTAAATACACTAATGACGAAATCAAAGCACGGCTTATTCTTGTTGTCGGAATCGGTCTTACATGCGCGTTTGTTGGCTCAATTTTTACACTTTTGTACGGATTGCTATTTGTCGTACAGCCGCTCGAGCAGGCCCCAAACGACGCAGAAGCATTCTCGGTGCTTAACCCAATGCTCATGACCTTGAGTGGGGGTCTTATAGGATTACTGGCATCCAACGGACTAAAGAACAAATCAAAGGACGGAAACGATGAAGCCTAAAGACAAAGCCATGCTCGCCAGTTATGGACGTTCCCTTGTTGGCGCGCTTATCGCCGTTTACACCACAGGCGCAACAGACCCACGCGACTACGCCAAAGGTGCAATCGCTGCCATCATCCCACCATTGCTTCGTTGGGTAAATAAAAACGATGAGGCATTTGGTCGTGGCAATAGCCAAGGCTAAGCCAGGCGTGCCAAACGCACGCGACTACATAGGCAACGCAGACGGTGCATCACCAGCACCACGTGCCGGCATGAACGAATGGATTAAGCAAGCAATCGCCGCATCTAATGGCGCGCTATGGAACAACGGGTCTTGGGGTCAACGTGACATGCGCGGTAAGCCAGGCTCATTGTCGGTTCACGCAACTGGCAGAGCTGTCGATCTGTCGTATCGCAAAAGCGAAACGAACCCAAAAGCAGGACGCAAAGAAGCGTTGGTCTTTATTGACAAACTTGTTGGCAATGCCAACGAACTTGGCTTGCAATGTATTTTGGATTACTTCCCAGAGCCACAGGGTCGGGCATGGCGTTGCGATCGTTACGCATGGCTAAAATATGACAAGCCAACAATTCATGGCGCGCCAGGTGGCGACTGGTTCCACATTGAGATAACCCCACAGGCCGCCGACTCGGTGATTTGGGTTAAAGCCGCATTTTTAAAGGTGTTTGGGGAAATCCCACCCAAGGCATAAGTTATGTTCTAAGGTCGGAGTACCGACAAAAGGACAGGCAATGACTGACCCACAGATAGTTGATTACAGCGTCTATACGGGAGTAATGGACAACGGCCAAGAAATCTTGGTGCAGATATTTTCGAGCCCAGAGTCGGGCAAGTTCCTAATGGGACAAATCGCATTCAGATCGCACGCATCCAGTTGGGGCGTGCCCATACCTTTGGAGAAACGATGAACTATTTTGCAGAAAAAATTATTGGGTTAGTGCTTTGTACGGTTTTCGGGTTTACGGCGCTTACAGGGGCTCCTGACGCGTCTGGTAGCCCGTCTGGGACTATCGCGCTGGCACCGTTTTTGATAGAGCCGAGCACCACCACGTCCAGCACAAGCTCCACGATTTACATTGACCCGTACACGTCGGCGTGTGAGCAATTTAGCGCGCTTGCCATAAACCTCGGTTGGCCTGCCGATCAGCGCACCGTGCTGGAATCAATCATGAAGCGCGAAAGCAACTGCACACCAAACGCAATCAATCGGAAAGACCCAAATGGTGGGTCGCGCGGTCTAATGCAAATCAACGGGTTTTGGACGCCGTGGCTTATTGATGCCGGCATTATTACCGATGCAGAAAACTTGTTACAGGCTGATGTTAATTTGCGCGCAGCGTTAGCGATTTACAATTACGGCGTTGACAAACACGGTTACGGCTGGGGGCCATGGAGTGCAACTAAATGAGTGAAGGCTGTGCATGGAATCAAGGCGAACTAACTGAAGAAACCCGACAAATGGTATTGGAGCAAACAATGACAACAAAACACGACATGGCAATCTTTGACTTAATCAATCAGATTGCAGACACAAGAACAAACCCACACGCAAGCATTATCCAGCGTCTAAAAACAATGAAAAACCAATTGTCATTGGAAGAACCAATGCCACTTTACGACGTGACCACGCTTGATATGGCAATAAAAGCATTACAGGCGCATTCATAAACATGTTGCAAACAGTCACTATTCTGTTGACGCCACAAGAAAACCTGATTTGCATGGCAGAAGCTCGTAGGCGCGTCGCTCACGCGTTTGCCACCCATTGCAAGACCGATGCCGCTGACGATCAAGTTCTTGATCTGCATTACAAAGGCGCTCAAGGAGAATACGTTGTCCACAAGTTCACAGGCTTTCCTGTGTATTTCGGTGATGACAACATTGGCGTAAAAACCCAATCAGATGTGGGGCCGTATGAAGTTAAAACTGCAAGCACACGCGCAAACGAAAAAAACACCAAACCGTTGATCGTCAAAAGCCATAATCGTTTAGATGCCGATTACATTCTTGTAGAAAAGTACGACAACCGCACCTTCAGCATTTGTGGATGGATGAACGGCGACGAAATAGCCGAAAAAGGCATTAAAACCATTTATTACAAAAAGCCGTGCTATGAGGTAAAGCAAACCATGTTGCATCCGGTTGCTACCATTCGAAAAAACAACAACGAAAGCGAACTCCGACTATGGCCTTCGATCTAACCAATTATGAAACAGTTGAAGC